ATGTGGCGCAGCGTTTCGCGCTGTGGTCCAATGGTGGCCATGAGCCTGCCACACGTCTACGATGCCCCCGCCGTTCGCGCCTTCCTTGCCGAGTGCTGCGTCATCGACCCGATCCGTTCCGTCTACTGCGAGGACCTGTTCCTAGCCTGGAAGGAATGGGCGTTCCCGAGGCACGTTAGAGCCATCACCCGCCCTCGATTCGGTGTTGACCTCCGGATCGTCGTGCCGTCACTTAGGAAGCGTGAAAGCACAAGGGGCCGTGCTAGGGCCTTCATCTACGAAGGAATTGGCCTACGGGCACCATCGGCTACTACGACGACCACGACGTAACGAATCCCGTCGGTGAACGCTCGCGCGTGAGACGCCTACGTCGGGGGCCGGGCCGGGACGGGCCGTGGCTGACCCGATGTGTAAGGATTCCGAACACCCACTTGCCAGGAGTGTTCGGAATACGCACACTTTGAGGCATGGACGGCTCTAACCCGACCAAGACCGTTGACCGCGCGTCCGGTGGCCTATTCGCGCCAGGGAACCGCATCGGTGCATCGGGGCGACCTAAGGGCGTTGATCCCCGCGCAGAGTTCGCGAAGGCTCGGGGAGTAGAGAAGCCTGCCGAAGTTGTCGTTCAGGTGATCGAGGCGATGATCGTCAAGGCGCTCGGTGGCGACGTCCAGGCTGCTCGCGTCGTCCTAGACCGTCTGGCTGGACCCGTGCGGCAGGAAGTCGACCTTGCGGTTGATGACGCGCGGCCCGATGACGAGACGGTGGGTAAGCGCCTACACGCGATGTTGGCCCTTGCTGCTGACCGGGCCAAGGCGAAGCGGGCCGCGGAGGCGAATTGACCGGCCCCAGCGTTGTCGACCTCCTTGCGGAGCTGTCGGACGACGAGCGAGCCGAGGCGGAAGCGATCGCACAAAACGCGCCGGTCTGGATGCCGCGACCGGAGAACGGACCGCAGCGCATAGCCTACGCCAGCACGGCCGACGTGATCGGCTACGGCGGCGCAGCAGGTGGTGGCAAGACTGACCTCGGGCTGGGGCTGGCCCTGACCCGTCACCGCAACGTCCAGGTGTTCCGCCGTGAGGGCACCGAACTCGGCGCGCTGATTGACCGGTGCGCGCAGATCCTGGGCACGCGCGATGGCTTGTCAGGTCGACCACCTGTGTGGCGCAGCCCAACGTCGACGTGCGACCTGATCGAGTTCTGCAGCGTGCCGCACCTCGGCGACGAAGTGGCGTACCAAGGTCGCGCGAAAGACCTGCTCTGGTTCGACGAGGCCGCGAACTTCTTGGAGCAGCAGGTTCGGTTCCTGATGGGCTGGGTGCGCCCGTCGCCAGGGACCGAGCGCGGCCGCCCCGACGTGCTCTGCCAAACGCTCCTGACCTTCAACCCGCCCACGACTGTCGAGGGCCGGTGGATCGTCGCGTTCTTCGCGCCGTGGCTCGACAAGAAGCACCCGAACCCCGCGAAGTCGGGAGAGATCCGGTGGTTCGCAACGATCGACGACAAAGAGCGCGAAGTCGACGGGCCAGGGCCCGTGACCGACAGCAAGGGCCGCAAGGTCCGACCGATGAGCCGCACGTTCATCGCGGCGCGCGTGGGCGACAATCCAGACCTCGCGAACTCGACGCAGTATCTCGCGACGTTGGACGGGCTTCCCGAACCGCTGCGAAGCCTGATGCGCGACGGCGACTTTGCGGCCGCGATGCAGGACGACACCATGCAGGTGATCCCCACCGCCTGGGTCGAAGCCGCAATGGCCCGCTGGAAGCCGCAAAACCCGATGCCCGAGATGGACAGCGTCGGCGTCGATGTCGCGATGGGCGGGCGGGACAACACGGAGATTGCGCGCCGGCATGCCCACTGGTTCGACAAGCCAATCGTCTACGAAGGGCACCGATGCCCGGACGGGCCGACCATCGCGGGCTACGTGACCGCGGCGCAGCGCGATCGGGCGCCGATTCACATCGACCTGTTCGGTGTCGGCGCCGAGCCCTACGGCCACCTGATGCGCGCACAGGCGCCGGTGCTCGGCATCTCGATGGGCGAGAAGACGGGCGAGATCGCGGTCGAGGGGCGGCGCCGGTTCTTCAACATCCGCTCAATGCTGTGGTGGCGGATGCGCGAAGCGTTGAACCCGACCAACCCGCTGCAGATCGACTTGCCGCCGGATCGGATGCTGCTGGCCGACCTGTGCGCGCCGAAGTGGGAGGAACGCGCTGGCGGCATCATCTACGTGCAGAGCCGCGATGAGATCGTGGCGACCATCGGGCGGTCGCCAGATCGCGGCACCGCCTACATCCTTGCGCTGATGAACTCGCCCGCACTGCGTGGGCGCGGGGCTGGATGGGAGGAACGGGAGAAGCCCTACGACCCGCTCGACTCGATGGACGACTGGCGCAAGCAGTGGAAGGGGAAGGCATGACCTTACGAATCACCATCAAACGCTCCGAACAGGGCTACCGATGCGGCGACTCGCACCACAACGCGAAGCTGCCCGATGCGGTCGTGGTGCAGGCCCGCGACCTCTACGAGTTCGATCACATGATGCCGGCCGAGATCGCGCGCAAGCTAGGTGTGCCCTACTGCACGGTGCGCGGGTGGGTCTACTACCGCAAGCGCAACGTGACGCCGAGGGAGCGCGAGGGATGATCCAGCGCAAAGACTTCGGTCTGACGATGGAGTTCTGCGTGGCCACTGGATCGGCACGCCTAGTGCGCAAGATCCTGCTTACGGCGCCCAAAACCAGTCGCGACGGCGAGGCCGATACCAACGTGCGCTGGGTGATCGTCGGCGAGGAGTATCCAGACGAGGCGGTGCAGGCGGCCGAGAAAGAGGCTGCGGCCGAGCTTCGACGGATGATGCTCGACGGGTAGGATTCGTGGCTCGCTGACGACCGAGGAAGCGCGCACCGTCTTGAAGGGCTTCTGACTCGACGCTAGCGGGTCCGTAAGCTACGCCGCCAGCCGGATCGTGCTCCACCGTGACCACGACCGCTACCAGCGTCCCTGTCGTTCGGGCTGCCGGCATTCAGGACGCGAACGCGGTCCTGTCGTTCGCTCGCCGGTTCGTCGAGTTGTCGCCGTTCGCGCACTTCGTGGAGTTCGACGCGGACACAGCGCGGCAGGCCATCCTGCAGGCGCTCACCCGCGGCGTGGTGTTCGTGCTGGAACTGCCGATGCCGCCCGACCGCTTCGGCAACCCACAGCCTCCGAAGATCGTGGGCGCGATCATGGGCATCCTGACGCCGTGGTGGTTCTCCCGCGAGATGATCGCGGCGGAACTTGGTTGGTGGGTCGATCCAGAGCACCGAGGCCGCGGCGACGATCTGCGCCGCCGGTTCGAGGCGTGGGCCGTGCAACAGCGCGCGCCAGTCGTGTCGCTGTCCGACGTGAAGTTGGACGACGCGATGCCGAACGGGCTGCTTTACGCGCGCGCCGGTTACGAGGTCGTCGAGCGAGCGTGGCTGAAGCGCCTGAGGGCTCACTGAGGTGGCAGCCGTCACGTCAGTCGCTCTAGCGGCCGCAGCCCTGGGCTACGGCGTCTACTCCGGCGAGCGCGCCAACACCCTGCAACGACAAGCCCGCTACCGCCAGCGTGACGCACAGGCCGAAGCGCTTCGCGTCCAGATGGTGGAACGGTCGCGCAGCGTGCAGGCCGAGATGGAGATGGCGAGGCGGCAATCGCCGGCCAGCACGATCGGCCTTGAGGAGATGCTGGCGACCACGGACGCCACGGGCGGGATCGACGACAGCCTGAGGCTGTCGCGGCCAACGAAACTGGGCGGCGCCTGACATGGCACGACGCCCATCGAACGCGCAGGCATCCGCAGCGATCGCTCGACGCGAGGAATCCGAATACCGTTTCGAATCCCTGTGGGCCAACGAGGAGCGGCAAGCGCACCTGACCCGCTCTCGCGAAATCTGCGACTTCATCCTGCCGCACGCGTCGTCGCTGCTGTGCACGTCGGCCGCCCACGCTGACGAGCGGTTCCGCCACATCTTCGACACGACCGCAACCGAGGCCCTGACGATCAGTGTTGCGGGCCACATGACCTACGCGACGCCAATGGGCGTTGGCTGGCTGTCGCTCACGCTGCGCAACGAGCCAGACCTTGCCGAGAACGGCGAGGTGAAGGCGTTCCTGAAGGATCTCGGCCGCAGCCAGATGGCCATCGGGCAGCAGTCGAACACCGAAGCTGACTTCAAGATCCTGACGCGCGACTCGCTTGCGTTCGGTGGCGGCGCTTCGATCGTGGACGAGGACGACAAGTACACGATCTGGCACCACAACGTGCCGGTCGGGACGTTCGCGCTGGACACCAACTTCCGCGGCCAGGTGGACACGCTCTACCGCGAGTTCCGCTTGACGCTGCGCGAGACTGCGCGCCAGTTCGGCCCCGAGAGGTTGCCGCAGGAGCTGCGGACCCGGTTCGGGCAGGGCGCGAAGAACTGGAACGAGCCGGTTCACATCATCCACGGCATCGAGCCCCGCGAGGGCGGCAAGAGCCGCAGCGAGGACGGAACGCCTGTGCCGTCGAACCGGATGGCGTGGAGATCGGTCTACTGGGTGCGCGACTCCAAGAAGGACGACGGCATCTTGCGCGAGTCTGGCTATCGCGTGTTCCCGGTCCTGGCGCCGCGCTACGACATCCAGGGGAACGGGATCTACGGCTACGGCCCCGGCCCGATGGCGCTGGCGCACGTCCGCAGCCTGCAGCATCTTGAGCACCGGCGGGCCGAGGTCATCGACTGGCAGACCAAGGGCATGTTCTCGGCCCCGACGCAGGCGCTCGGTAGCAACCAGTGGCGACCCGGCGGACACGTCGTCAGCGACAACCCGGCCGCGATCAAGAACGTGGTCGACAACCAGGCGCGGCTCGACCACCTGCTTGCGCTCAAGCACGACTTCCGCGAACAGATCCGCCGCGTCCTGCACGCCGACACGTTCACGCTGCTGTCGTCGATCGACGCAAAGGACGTGACCGCCGAGGCGATCCGCGAGAAGCGGCAAGAGAAGATGGACATCCTCGGGCCGCAGACCGCGCGCCTGATCTCCGAGTTGCCGCGCCCGTGGGTCGATATCGTGTTCGACGTGCAGGAAGCGAAGGGATTGCTGCCGCCGATCCCGCAGGTGCTGCAAGAGCGCCGCGTCGTGATTGATCCCGAGTTCGAGTCGGTGCTCGCGAAGGCCGCGAAGTCGCAGCGAATGTCGTCGCTGACCGGCTTCATGTCTGTCGTGGGCGCGACCGCCCAGACGATCGACAAGCGCGCGCTGCACAAGGTCAAGTCGTTCGGCATCGTCAACGAGGCGGCCAAGACGTTCGACGTGGCGCCCGAGATCGTGCGCAGCGACGAAGAGGCGCAGGGCATCGCGGACGCCGAAGCACAGGCGCAGGCGCAGGCCGATGCGGTCCAGATGGGCAACATGCGAGCGCAGTCGATTCGCGACGTGGGAAGCGTTAGCACGTCCGACCCGAACATCGCCACCGAGGCGCTCGGCGTCGGCGGTGCGTAGTGGCTGGTGATCGTTCACAAGCCGGAATTGCGCGAGACATAGCCGCCCAGGCTGATCGGGCGATGCGCGGGCTACGGTCCGAGATCGACGCGGTGGAGCTGAGTGTTTCGGCGGTTTCGGATGCGCTGGCCGAAAAGGAGGACGCTGGCGCGGTGTTGGCGCACGAAGCGTTGCCCGACCCGCACGTCGGGTATCAGAAGGAGAGCGAGAAGGGCGCCGCTAACGGCTACGCATCGCTCGGCGCTGGCGGCCTCGTCCCCATCGCACAGCTGGCATCGGGGACGCCGGACGGAACGAAGTTCGTGCGCGACGATGGGACGCTGGTTACGCCAAGCGGCGGCGGTGGTGGCGGCGCAACGTTCGGGACCGCGACGGTCGACTTCGGTGCGTTCCCCGGCAGCAACGAGGCGAGCGTCGCGGTGACGGGGCAAGCGGCGATCCTTGGCACGTCTAAGGTCGATGCGTTCATCATGGCGAGCGATACGAGCGGGTCACACACGGCCAACGATCATCGGTATGCGGCGTTGTTGCTCGCGTTCAGTGCGACGACGCCGGACGTCGGAGTAGGCTTCACCATTCACGCCCGATGCCTCGACAAGATGCAGGGCACGTTCGCCGTTCGGTGGCGTTGGTCCTGAGGAAACACACATGGCATTCGACACGAAGATCGCGGGCTCGACTTCCGGTAACGGCGTCGAGGCAGACGCGGACAACCAGCTTCTCGTAAAGACAAACACCGACCCGGCGAAGGCCGGCGCGGTGCGGTTGTTCTCGGAGAACGATCCCGGCGACATCACCGGGACGGCCGAGTGCGCGAGCCCGGAGAC